CCTTAGTAGTTTAGGTCGTACATCCTCAGCATTAAAGTCGCTTAGCTGATCAACGTCAATGATTTTCTGCTCGCCTTGCTTGCCTTGGTTGGACCATATCTGAATGTCAACGCGAGGGTCGTCTGCGTACTTATCGGAGAGCTTGCGTATAGAATCCCGAGCCCCGCGATGAGACTGCAAGAATACGTCAATGGGGACGGTGCGCCCCTCTTTATTAGCGCGATCAAAGTACAATGGTAGTGCTTTGTCAGGGTCTCTGTCAACGTAAACGATCTTTACTTTCTTGCCTGAATCCGCTGCCTCAGAGATCATCTGATCCGACTTTGCGAAGTCTTTCAGGGTGCCGTCATAGACCAGATCAGCCGCATCCTCTGCCGCGCCAGATAGACCAGCAGATTTGCCCGATGCTGTGCCGCCGCCAGTGAATACCCAAACGCCTTCCTGCCCTTGCGTGTCTGCTAGATTCTTTTGATACAAGGCCCGAGCAAACTCACTGGACGGGGCCTGCACGTCAGAGGCTAGAGTCTTATCTACTTTGTAGTCGTCACTGAGCTCTCGGGCATAATCAGCATTTATGACCTTGCCGCCTTTAGTGCGCTCGATTTTGCTGTACTGCTCTATAGCTGCGTCAAAGTCCCTAGCGATCTTATTACTCATCTGCATCGCTACGGGGCTTCGAGCTGCTTGGGGGTTGTTGGCAACAACGTCAGCCCTGTAGCGCGCCGTGTTCGGCATTGCCTCTGGGGCGTCCATGCTGGTGACAGGCTGGCGCTGGAATACCGCTGCTGCCCCTGACCTGCCCGATGCTGGGTCTGCAAGCTCGTCCGTTAGGATGCCAGAGTAACCGCGAGACTGAGCCATGCGCTCTAAGTCAGTGCGGCCCTTGGAGAACGGAACAAGACCCTCTGGGTCGCTCTTAATGTCGTACAGGTTGTTCAGCGTGCTTTGATACTTGTTTCTGCCAGTCACCACCTGCTCAGGAATAACGTCTGCCTCGCGGCCTGTAGGCGTGTAGAAGTAGGTGCGTAGCGGTCCCTCTCCGAATGCTCTGCGGCCACGGCCAACAAAAGCCTCTTCAGCTCCAGCTGATCCAGTGCCGTAGTATTCTGGGTTTGTCTCTGTCAGCCCCTCTTGTCGGCTAAAGTGCACACCCCTGCCACTTGCAGGCGCTAGATCTCCGCTTGGGTATCTGAGCTCAGTGTTAAAGTCGATTGGAAAGCTGAAGCGAATCGGGTCGCCGCGCTCTGGCTGGATCTCGGTATAGAAGCTGTCCAGCTCTGAGTCTACGTTAGGCTTGTAGATAGGCTGCCCACTCTGTCCGGTTAGCGGGCTGATCTGCTCCCTTGCGCCAGTCCTGCCTGATCCTGACGTGTAGAGTATGCCGCGGTCTGTAAAGACTGAATCCTGCCCATAGCGGTTGCCGATGTTAGCCGCTGCAATTGGGTCCATGCCCTCTACCATAAACGTGCGCTCAGGGCTTCCGTAGTCACCCTTAACAAGCGATACGTTGTCGGGTCCATACTCGTCAATCAGGTAGTCACCGAGCTCGTTAGTCCTGCGTATGTTCTCAGCGTCACTCAAACCCATGTTGGGAGGGTTCTCTGCTGTGACCATTGCAAAGCGGGAGCTAGGGGAATCAACGCCAGCCATGTCCAGAGGCCCAGTGTATTTGGGGGCGCCTTCTAGCGGCCTAAATTCGTTGATAGGAGCAGCTGTTGACTCGCGCATTAGCTGCTTTGCATCCGCAATGCCTTCTTCCCTGCTCATGCCTTGGCGGCGCAGCTTGCTACCCATAGCGCCTAGAGTTAGCTCTCCGGCTCCGGTTGACATTACGCCCTGTATTCCCGCTGGGGCCATGCCGACCGGTACAAGCGTCGGGTCAAACTCTGTAAGGGTCTTGGTCTCAGGATCGAATAACACACCTCCAGCCATACCTGCTTGATACTGTCTTTTAGCTATCTCAGGAATCCCACGCAACGCGCTTACCACTTGGCCTATTGCTGCGTTTTGCTCGTTCGCGTCACCAGCCACCAGATCTCCTATAAATCCAAGGGCTCGTCTGGCTGGCGCGTATGATGGGTCGTACTCGGTCTCACCGTACTGGGCAGGGATCGTTTCAATAATCGCGCTGCCGTCTGGCTCATAGCCGATTGTCATGTTTTGCTCGGGCCGAATGATCCTGCGGCGCTCACCCAAGAAGGGGGCAACGATAGGGATAACCTTTGATGGGTCCCCTCCATACTGCCATTGGATCCCTCTGCTGTTCGCTACTTCTTGAGCGAGCTCCTGATCAGTCTTAGCCACCGTTAGCAATCCTCGCTAGATCCACAGGATTCATCATGCTGAACTGCATCTTGCGCTGCTGCTCGTCCATCATGTCTGACATTTTCTGCTGGTTGTCCAGCTCTTCACCCATGGTCTGGGCTGCGGTCTTATCTATGGTTGCACCGGCCTGCTGGGCCTTAACCTGAGCTTCCATGCGCTTGGTCTCAGCGTTGAACGCGTCAATGGCGTTATCAGCTTGATCGCCTACCGTCTGGCTCTGAAGCTTCTGGGCTTCGATCTGTAGCTTCATCTGCTCATTCTGTAGCTTGGCTTGGTCTATCTGAGCCTTGAGCATTTCTGCCTGCGCCTTCATCTGCTCGGCTTGCGCTAGGACCATGGCTGCGTCTGGCTGCTGGCCTTGAGCTGCCTGCATCTGAGCCTGCTGGATCTTCGCCATTTCCTCCTCGGTCATCTGCTCCATTGGGATCAAGCCCTGCTGGATCATCTGTGCTCGCTTGCGTTCAGCGATCTGTGCTGCTGCCGGAGTAGCTACGTTCTGTAGCAACAGGTCACCGGCGATCTGCATCAGCGATGGGTCTATCTGCGCTAGATTGGTAATGGCCTCAATGGTCTCCTGCTGGCGGTTCTTGTAGCTCGGGCCTGCCTTGCACACCACGTCATAGGTGCCCACACCCAAATCATTGATCACCACGATCTCGCCAGTAGCGTTGTCTATGACCTTCTGGTTAATATCGGCCATGTCATAGGACTCGTGTTCTTTGAGTACCCTGATCGTGCGCTCGGTGTCGTAGACCTTGGGGATCGCGTCTTTGATCAGATTGCCCGTTGCCTGAATAGCAATCTCCATTGAGCGGCTGTATTTAAACGTGCCGTTGTCGCCCTTGTCCTGTAGCTGACGAATAGCCACGCCTGACTGAGCGTTGGGGTTGTCGCCCATGTTGGCTGCGAACATGCCAGCCGTTGCGTTGATCATGCCCTGCATTGCCTGAGCCACAGTGCGTAGGCCCGCGTTGATCTGCGCGCCACCGTTCTGCTGAGGGACCTGCGGGAACTCGGGGTCAGGGTTGAAGAACTGCACCGGATCGTTGTTCGTGTTCAGAGTGCGTAGCTGGTCGTCATGCCCCAAGGCTTGGGCAGGAGTCATCCAATACTTGGCCCGCGGTGCTAGTGCGCCTTCCTCGATCTCACGGCTCATCGCGTAGTTTAGGACGCGCTGCGGGTCTAGCAGTTTCTCAACCACGCCCCAGTAGATTGTCTTGTTCTCAAATACCTTGAAGTTGCCGTAGACGGGCACGACAGGGATGCGGTTAAACACTGTATCTCGGTCATCCTCCAGCCAGTCCTTACCGTCGAAGAAGCGAGAGCAGACCTTGTGCATCTTGCGCTTACGGCGCTTGACCTCAGTGACACCGATCATCGTCAGGTCGTCTTTAATCTTCTCAAAGTCCTCGTTGACCTCATGCGTCTGGCCGTTGCTCATCAGCACCAGCTCGCGGTCCTCTGACTCAACGTACAGGAACTCACCCACTACAATGACCTCAGCCTTGTCGTAGTACGCATCGCCGTCACGGTCGTCAGACACAGACTCTTCCGAGCCCTCGGGCCAGCGGCTCTTGTACTCATCAACCGCTACGGGGTGAAGCACGAATGCGTAGCGAGAATCTGACTTGTCCTGCTTTTCTGCGGCTGGGTCAAACCATACCCGATCAATCGGGTTGGCAATCTTCTCAATCAGAATGTCCTGATCAAACGAGTTGTCGTCCGCATACTTCTGGCAGACGCGCCATGCGTCAAAGCCGCCAGTGACCATACCGCGAGCTGCCTGCGAATAGATCTGCTTGGCGTTAGATAGGTTCTCAATGTTGCGGATGATGCCGTCATAGGTTGCTGCAACGTCCTTTGTGGCATTGCCGCCGGCTGGGCTCACGCGTATATCGTAGTCAGCCTGCTCGATCTCTGAGGCGATCTGGTCGATGATGGGGTTGACTGTATCAAACTGGTAGCGAGGACGGTTGGCGTTGGCGTTGTACCAGTAAGGCTCCCACTGGCCATCCCGCTTGTCTATGAACAGGTGCGCCTCGCGAGCGTTCTCGCGGTTATCATGGTCGGCCTGCTGGCAAGCTGAGAGTAGGTTGATCACGTCTTGGTGATCTTCGTAGTTGTCCTTGTAGGAGAGATCGCTCTCGGTGTATTGGCCCGATTCCTTATCTTCGTCCTTTTCTTCCATCCCGTTATCGTACTCAGCCATAGTCTAGCCCCAGCCTTGAAAATTGATTTTGACCGCCTTCTGGGCGACCTGCTTAGGCGAGAACATCGCCATCATTAGTGCGTCACCCATGTTGGGCGATGGCAGTTGATACTTCTTCGCCATGTCGATCTTGGTCATTATCGCGATTTTACCATTATTTGAACGCTTTTGTGGTATACGACACACCTCTGATCTCAGCTGCTCCAGAACGGGTATATCAGACGAAAGGGAAATCAGGTTCTCGGGGTCTATGTACTCGCCCTTGGTCACTGCCCTATGCGTTGCCTCAAAGCGATCCCTGAGCTTCCACCAATACTGAGCGCGCTTGTTCAGGAACGTGTCGCGGTTGGTCTTGGAGTCTGATCCGCTGTAGGGCACCATCGCGTCATCAGGCGACTCGGACCCGCGGAACTGGTGCTTCTGCATCGCTGTGGACTCAAGCTCAGCGTCTACCTGACGCTTGAGCGCTATGCCCATGCCGTCACAGTCCCACACGAACCAGTCAGCCTGAGCCTCACGCGCCTTACGCAGAGCCCAGTCCATTCCCTCCGACACATCGCCGGTGACCTTCTCGCATATGTCCAGCACCACCGAGCCTTTGCGTAGTGCAAAGCCCTTGCTATCTCCACCCTCATCTGAGGGGTCGTGCGAAGCGACTACCGCACCAGTGCCCTCAAAGCCCAGCTTAACGTGCGCGTCTATTGCAGCGTCAAACCATTGAGCGGGTATGATACTGTCCTCGACGTCATCCAAGAAGTGACCACGCCATACATGATCGAACAGGGCGGGGCTCATGCGCTCCCTATCTCCCTCCATCTCACGCAGCAGAACGTCAGGGGCTAGAGGGTTGTCCTCTATGTTGATCATCACGATCAGGTGATCATCGTCCTCATAGAACCCGTCACGCAGCAGCTGTTTCTCAAACGGCTTGATGAAGCGCTGGCTGAATGCGTCTAGCGAGGACCGCGGGTTAGCGGAGAACCAGAGCTCGGAGCCCTCTTCGCGGAGTGTAGGCGTTAGGGCCTTAAGTGAGTCAAAGGATATTGTCTGAGCTTCCTCGACCCAGAAGCGTTGGAAGCCGTGCGCACTTTTAATGGCCTCTGGGTCACGGGCCATGCCCTTGAAGCGGAACACAGGGTCTTCGTTGTACAGGATCT